GCGAGTTGACTACCACCACAGGGCCCCCCCTGTTCCATTGAGAGGAACAGGGCCTGTGGCGGGGGGCATGGCTGACGAAGCCATGTTCTGCTTGTTGTGTTTGAAGATTGGGGAGCGCGCTACCGCTATAGGTAGTTCCTCACCGTGCGCCGACTCACGTCGGGCACTCCCAACCCCTTTGAAGGACCACGCTTGCGGTCGCACGACGGCTCGACACATCCAATAGGATAGTCTGGCTCACATCGTGTAACTTATTCGTGATTCCCTTCTCAGAGTCAATCTCTTCTACACGCAGGAGGTTACTGAGAGGTTCAGTTCCACAGCCGACGGCCGAGGAAGAATCTTTTCAAGTGTGTTCAGTTGGCACATGTTTCTACGTTCATTGGAGTAGGCGACTCTTTCCATGCTCACACATAAGTTTCAGTGGAGAATCGATAGAGGAGTCCGGGGGCCTTTATAGCACCTACAATGAACGGAAACAAAACTAACTGCGCAACCTACGAGCGACGTCGGCCAGATCCCAAAGGTTCTGGCCGATGATACGTTCGAGTCGCTGAAACTCCACATGAAGACGGAGCTTCTCCTCGTCCTTGGGCGGGGGAAGTTCCGAAATCAGTTGAGAATAGGCGATGGTTGCGGATCGAGTGGTCGTCAAACCACACATGTCAGACTCTTCGACGACTGACGGTCGTGAAAAGTTTGCTTCCTGGCGTTCAGGAGTCGCCTGAGCGCCCTTACCGAGATGATGGGTGACATGGAGAGTTCTCACGAGCTCTTCCAGGTACTTTCGCCGTCTTTCAGGTTCCATTTTGATAAGTTTGTCATTATGGCCTTCAAGAAGGTTGAGCACCCCAGAGCAGTGAGGACATTGCATCTGGCATCGAATCGTACGCTTTCGAGCGGACATCTCGGAAATGTTCTTAGTTTAATGTCGTAGAACTCGGACAGGAAGACTTTACCGCCCACGACGTGATGAAGCGACAGAAACACTGTCGTATTCATCGTCGCCATGTTCGACCTTCTGCCGCCGCGACGCAATGAAGCGTTCGGCTAGGAGTTGTTCCTGGCGGGTCATGGTGAAGCCGTAATCGGTTGTCGGCGTGTACAACTCGATCTCGTACTCAAACCACAAGACCCCCTGAGTCAGAACTCCGAGGTTATTGGCAGATGGAAAGCCAAAGATTTGGCCTTGCAGGGTCAAGCGATTCCCCGCGAGCGACGTCGCGTCCGTCTCCACGTAGTAGAGTTCAGAGCCGTTATAACGGATGAGCTCCACAGACATAGGAGCGTTCAGCGAAAAGACGATCGAGGGGTCGCACTGGGTTGTCTGAGCAAAACTCTGAGCAGCCGCCACGGACTGGCCGCCGTCCGGCACATAGCCGATTGCCGCGAGTCCCGGGTTTGCTGTACCCAGAGCCGGAATGAAATGGACCACAAGGCGCCGAAATCGGTACCTTGCGTACGTGCGCGCAACAAGTGCGAGACGCCCATTCATGGTGTCAGGCGAGACATTGAATACGTTGACTGTAGAAGCCGTCGCAACCGATCCCGTAAAGAAATCGGCCGTCGCCGCTGCAGTCACGATGTTCAGTCCCACCTCACATCCGGTGATGTAGACCCCCTGACCATAGGTCGCATGGCGAGGAAGCGCGCGTGTATCGAAGCGGGCACTCCGAGAATTAGCAAAGGAACGGGCAACTGGTAGGTTGGAAAACCCACCCGCTCCCAAACCTTGCACCATCTTGGTTCCCGCTCGCTGCTTGCGCTGCTTTCGCGTGGGTTTGGATTTTGTAGCTCTAGGGTTGGACTTGACAGAGCGAGCTTCAAGCTCTGCCAAGCGCTGACGGATCTTCTTGAGATCCATGGCTTTGTCGGGGACCCTTGGTGCCATTACCAAGGACTGTTCATCCCGACTGACCGCACACACCTACTACAGAATTGCTCCGAATGGTTACGGAGTAAAGGTTTTAGGGTCAATGTGTGTGGCTTTCCCGTGCAGTCTCTCGACGTTCCGAAAATCCTTTAACATGGTATACAGGATTTCCTTAGTCTCCGCTTTTGCGGTGGTTACGTAAATCTTTACACGTCACGTGCAACTCACCTTACTCATTGTAAGAGCGAGGGAGTTAGAGATTCTCCTTGGACAAATCATCATCTTGGTCAGCGCATGCGCTTTCCTCGACTAGATGAGTCTCCTTGGAACCAACTTCATTGGCACGGACGAAACGTTTTGGGAAATTTGACAGTCGGAACCCCCTCCGTTCAGATCATTGTCCAGCCAGATGCTTGCGAGCTCGCGACCCCGGGTAGTAGGGGGCGAACGTCGTACTTGCAACAGGCAGGACAGGGAACAACCAGTCGGCGTGGAAGTTCTTGATCTTACGAACGCTCATGGGTGTGACTTTAACCTTATTGAAGCGGATCCGGGAGGATCGAACTTCGGAAGGCGGTAACACAGACATGAACAGGGCGACCCACGATTGGTAGGATTCTGGAGACGTCCAGAACACATCGGGGTCAAGCCCAAGTTCAGTCGCGTCCGAGAAGAGGATGGGAAGTGGGCCATGGTGGATGTAGCGTTCGTGATAGGCCTCCGCCCGAGCTGCTGACGAGAGTCGCAGTTCTGGTAGAAGTTTCAACAAACGCTTCAAGTCCTTGCTGGCCGGTGCACCGGACGAGATTAGGAAGGAGTTAAGCACTCCCTCTGCGCACAATGCCGCGACTTGGCGTTGTTCCCGCGTGAAACCGACAGGCTTGTCGGCGAAACGGGGCTCAACGCCGAGTCCCCCCAGTTGACACGGAATGAAGAAATTCGGTTGGTAACCCATCACTGGGTGTTCCTTCCGGTTCGAAACCGCGTCACTGAGGAAAGCGACGGTGGCAGGGTACGCGTTGAACATCTTGTTAAACGCGTGACCAATCTCGAAAGGCGACTTGGTCGCCTCCCCACGTTTCAATGAATGATTGTAGACAAGACCTTGGTTAAGGTAGCCCAGCTGCCGACCGCCGTGACGCGTCATCAAGAACATAACGTTATTGACCATCGCGAAATGGGCGGAGGCATAGGACTTCCCTACCGAGAGCTTGAGACCAACATCTGAAGCGGCTTTCTCCCAAATCCGACAAAACCCTTTCGGGCACGGAAATAGGATATCGTCACCATTGATGATCGTCATACTCAAAATCAATTCACAATCCTCTTTGGACAACATGCCCACAGCACGACCGCGCGTGAGAGCAACCAGCAAGCCTGCTAGATTGATCATGCATAGGATCGGAAAGCTGAGGGGATGTCCCATGAGTTGACCATTTTGCTGGTGCAGGAGCTCGGTGAGACGAGGTTTTTGAGGATCCAACTCCTTTCGGGGGTACCTTATCCAGGTTCCCCCAAGATCGGTTGGGATCTCCAAGCCGAGGACCTTCTTAATCATGGACTCTGCTTCAAGAGTAGCGTTCATGTTCAGTTGGTCGGTGGCAGCCTTGTAATCACCAGAATTCCACACCCAGCCGTCCGGTGCAACGAATCCTTCGACCTTTTTCTCCCAATCGGCACTCATGGTGGAGTAGCGCGATTGGGCCCAACTCCTGAGGAGGTGTCCTTGGAGCGGTTGGAGAAAGGTGTTGAGGTACGCATCGCCGGCGGTGATGATCCGGAACTTTGCCGGCTCGGGGATGACCTGAAGACGGACAGCACGAATGTGCCGCGCCATCTGACGGCCGCCGAGTTGAGGCTTAGGAACGGAAATCGGCGAAGACCCCAGGACGACCTTTGCCTGGACCCGCTGCCAGAGCTTGGATTTCCATGCTCCGATAGACCGGGCCACTTGGTAGAGGCCGGGGGACTTCAATCCGCCTGACTGACGAGTACCGCCCAATTGAGGGGCGGGCTTCGATGCAGGTAAGTGGTAAGTTTCTTCCACCACCACGCCGTACGCTCCGCCGGTCTTACGAGAAGACTGGAGGGAAGCGTTCCGCGAGGGGGACAACTTAGAATACACAAAGGTGGGCTTGACAATCTCTGTCACAGCCTGCCGTACGTGCGCTAAGCAGTCCTTAGGTAAGGAAGGGGGAACGCGGGACAGATACATTTGATGATCTGCCACCGAATCCCAACGTTTCTGCTGAGACAACTCAGGCCATCCTCTCTTCACGAGGAGGAAGGAGGCCATGAGCGACAACGAGTCACGGCGGCCCTCGCGGGCCCTCGCGATTTGTCGTCGAATCTCACGTAGCAGAATACCACCAAACAAATGTTTTCTAGACACTTGTCCTACGGACGAACTGGGGACCGGCACTTTGTGGCCTGTCTCCGGATCGACGTCAGCGACAGCCGCTTGCATCATGATCGAGACCTGGTACTTGATGTAATCCAGATCGAGATCGGTAGCAGCGGCGTCCAAGTCCCAGAGAGCTAGGCACGCAGTTTTGAACTCCGTGTCTATCTTGCTCTTCTGGGGGGTGCTCAAACGGCTTGCATCGAGTAGCAAAGCTACCGGTGCCGCGAGCGATTTGACTATTGGTTTGAACCTCTGGACCCTTTGAATAGGGCCCACTGGCAACGACTTTGTCACGATCGTCTCCAGTCGACGCACAACAGGATGAATAGAAAACTCCGAAGAGCCTTCGCGCTTTTCACACGTCATGCAGCCACCCCCACGGTAGGGGCGTCCGTCCTCTCTGGTTGGCTTGCGTCGTGGAGAATGAGGCATTCTCCGCGAATATGATGT